TGTTACCAATTATGAATCCTGTCGCTGATGAATCTTGTAGGGTTAGTTTCACAACATACCCAGTCTTTTCAATTGAATCAATAACCTCGATACCGGTATCGAGATCTTCGTCGTTGTATTCAAACTTCTCACAACGTAGCTTGTAGGTTGGGAGATTGCTTAGCTGATAGAACGGTTGTTCATGCTCAACATGCACAATCTCAAACAACGTATTGCTAAGTGTTAGATAGATTAAGTCACCTTCTCTAGGTCTAACGCTGGTGATCTCATTATCATATCTTTTAACTGTTTGCTGCCAACGGCGTCTAGCTACAACAAATGTAGCCTGATCTCTTAACTCAACACCAAACTTTGTAAAGATATCACCTTCCCCATCAAAGCCTTCTGGATTGTCGATATACATTTCAACAATATAAGCAGAGTTAAATCTGGATGGAATATCGTCACCAAAGATCGGATCCTTGTTGACAATGTCACGTGGGATGTAGTAAACATCCTGACCATACATCTTCAACGATTCGATGACGATGTCTTCGAATAGATTCTGCTCCGACTTGACTTTTTGTGAGAAATATAGATTAGTGGCCATTAAACTTTCCTTATTGACCCATCAGGCTGAACATGATAAGCCTCAAAGCTAATGTCCGGGTAATGTTTTTGCAAAGACTTAAACATTGTAACGTTTGATAATGCATCATCAAAAAACCTTACACGTGCATAATTACCACTTCGAAGATACTTGTGGAATAGGAATCTTTTGTTTTTTGCGCTGGAATTACCAGATCCAAAATTGCCTGCACGTTCAACATATACCTTATCAATGTCAATACCGTGATCTTTAAACGTTTGCAAAAATTCTTTTTTGTTATCAAAATCAGCGCGGGCAGTCATTATAATAACCTTAGATCCTGCTCTATTAGCGTTTGATATAATTGCTCTAGCTTTACTAATCATGTTAGTAATTGGTTTAGAAGTTTTTCGAAAGTTTGCAGCATCTTTAAACTGACCAAAATCAAAAGATTCACCGGGCTTTAATTTGTATGTGTTAAACTCTTGATTGGTAAGTTGTTTAACCTCTTTTCCATCTTTCATTACTTTTATCTTAGCAAATGTGTGGAATAGGGTGTCATCAATATCGAACACCGTTAAACCTCGTCCTTCTTTTGCTTCTGTGATAAACGAATAAAAAGATTTCATTGCCAATTATCCTACAAAGAAGTCGATTGGCATTTCATGAGTTAGTCTCATGCTGTCCATGATCTGTTCTAACTCAGCAGTAGCATCTTCATAAAACTGACGGCCGTTAAGAGTCACACCACCAGGAAGCTGCATACCTTCAAACTTCATAAGGTTCATACCCCACTGCTGCTTGATAAGAGCGGTGGTGTAGTCTTTCATAAACGTATCGCTCCACACAGCAGTGTATGTGGTTGGATTAATCTTCATCAAAACTTCTGCTACAATGAAGTCATTTACCTTTACATCACCATCGACGAAATCACCATGAACGTACAATCTGTTCTGGCGTCTTGAGAATGTTACTTGAGGAGTGCCATTTAGTTGCATATCAAGCAGAGAGATATACTGGTTGATCTGGTCATAGTATGCAAGATCGCCAATGTAGCTGTGCATATCAGTAATATCATTCAACGCAAGCTGATATTTGATATCAAAGAAGTTGCGTGATGCACCTACACCAGTTGCAATAGGAAACAGCTTAGTGACGTAGATAATATCTGGGCTCAGGGTAATATAACCATTAGTCAAGTCTTGTGATGTCACTTGATGCTTTAAGTAGGTGCGAAGAGTGCCCTCTGAATGATAGTCGTGGTACTTTGACAAAGCATCATCAACTTTATCCTCAATCTGATCTGGATCAACGTTAACCTCAATCACAGGAGAGCCTAGGCGGCGTAAGCAATAGTCAATGAGAGATTGTCTAGATGTTGGTATTGCCATAATGTTACCCTTATACAGTGTTAACAGTATTTATAAGGTTCACACTTTGGTAAAATGATAATCCCCATCTACTTCATTTTTGCAGAAGTTGACAACCAACTTGAACCCTTTTGTGCTTAAATAGTCCACAATTTCCTGGATTTGTGGCGCACCTTTGTTATATTCAACATGCTGCGCTTCCAATATAATATCAGTGGCATGGTCAATACACATATCAGCTCCTCTTAAAACATCTAGCTCTGCACCCTGGATATCCATTTTGATCAGATCAGGAAGTTGCCATTTGTTATAGGAAACAACAGTGTCAAGTGTCCATGCAACCTTCTTTACAGCATGTTGTTCTGTAAAGTGACCTGTTGTTTCAATGTAGTAAGAATTGCCACCAGGATTTTCCTTATCTTCATAGAAAGTCAGCTCATGATTGTCTTTGTCGCTAAGCACTCCAATATACCAACTGTCACCACTACGCTCAAAGAATTGTTTTGAAGAATCTGCTGCGTCAAACAGATAATACTGAGCTGATGGCCACACTTCTTTTGCCTTGCGAGTCCAATGAAGAACACATGCACCAATATCATAAACTACTTTTGGTTTTATGTTCATTGACTTTAAATAATTAGCATGGGTCGTTGGTAATAGATCCTGCTCAGCTATTTTTTCAATGTGACTCTTTTGGGTTGCAACAACATACTTAGTTTGACCAATATGCTCACAAATGATACTAGTATCGGCCCACACAGTGAACCCAGCATTGATAGCCTGATCACAGAAGTAAATGTCTTCTGATACTGTATCGTTGTGAGATAGTGCCGACTTATAAACAAAGTGTGGATATTCAAGTGTGTTGAAAACTTGAGATTTAATTAAACAGCAACCCATTCCACAAGCGGATATTTGAACAATACCTTTGCCTTCAATTTTGCTATAGTCGATATTCTTATGACCAATATTAACAGTATCAAGACCTCTTTTAACAGTAGTTACTGGTTCATAAACTTCGAGAGTGTGTTGACCAGGCTTGCGTTGAATGTACAAGCCAGATATAATATCTTTGTCAGCTTGAATCATTTTAGCTAATGCATCATTAGGTAAAACAATATCACTATCAACAGAAAACAGATAATCGTAATGTCTTGCCCAATCCGCAATTAGATTGCGGATCTGATCAATCTGATAGCCGTAAAAGAACTGGAAGTGAGTTTTATAGCCTACAGGAACATGTAAATCATATATTGACTTAAACGTTTCTGGTTCAATATATTTGTTGGTTGGAATAGCAATTAGAATAGTTTTCATTTGTAAGATAATCCTGCATTACGATTTTGTTCTTCACCACGGATCTTATAGTCGTTTAAAGGATTTATATCATTGTACATTACCACAATTTCTTTCACTGCAACTGGATTCTTTGCCTCTTCAAGAGTTGCATAGAATAATGGATTATCTGCCCCAGCGCGCATCCACTCACCGTTTTCATCTGTAAAAATATCTTCATCGATATATCTGATTAACCCTTTACGAAAAGTTCTTAGGTGAGTGTAAGGAACACCCCAGTTAAACTTATGCTTGCGATAAGACTTATCTTTGATTACTTGCTTGGGGTATGATTGAGCAATTAGAGGAATATTATCAGCAAGACTCCACATTGATCCATATGTAAAGTCATGGCCTTGATGGTATAGCTCGTTGTACAGATGAAAGATCGTGTTGTTGTTGACTAACCAATCGTCCCCATCTAGCAACATAATAATTGCGTGATCGTTCCACTCACGAATGTTTCTGAGCTGATTCCAGATTGCACCCATGTTACGATTGTTTGAAATTAGCTTACAACGGGATTGAGCGAAATAAGACAAGCTATCATAAGTATCACGTGCAACTTCGTAAGAATTATCTGTCGATGCATCGTCAATTAGGATGTGGTAGTAGTTATTATAATCCTGCTGCGCGACTGATAAAATATTGTTAGCAATATACTTTTCAGCATTCCAGAATGGTGATACAACAATGATCTGCTGTTGTACACCAGAGCTAGTATAGGTCTTGCGATCAGCCTCGTTGTTGAATCGGCGGCCAAACACTCTAGCTACTTTGTTATTAATTTGAGTGACTTTACGATACTCTTCAACGGATAAAAACTTGCCCATCTTGTTGTACAAGTGTTGCTTCCATTGTAGAGCCACAGTGTCCCAGCCGTAGATATCTGCTACAACATCACAATAGTTCTGCTTCTGCTGTAGCAGATATCTGTTATTATATGCATAGATTGTTTGATCAATAAAAGCGTTAGACTGACCTGCAGCATCGATGTTTGGAAATAGACTGTTTGGTGTTGCTGAATATGGAATCTTGTAGCATGCAAGATCAATTGCAGTTTCTTCAAGCGCACCAAACTGACATGTAATGATAGGAGTCTTATACAACAAAGACTCTAGTGATGATATCCCAAATGTCTCTGGAAATGCAGTTGGATATAACATAAAGCTAGCATTGGCGAGAATGTTGGCAATCTCAAACTGAGGAATTACGCCTGTAAACGTTACGCCAGGAGCACCTTGTTCCATTAGTTTGCGGAGCGTCTTTTCCTGTTCATCAGGCTCAGCGCCTTCGCGGAATCTGTAATAGCCGCCAATAACTGTTAGGTGTGCTTGTGGAATAGCAGCTTTAACTGCTGGCCAGATTGTTCCAAGTAAAGGAAGCAGTCCTTTTGTTACGCTAGCGTTGTAGACAAAATGGTTTGGATCTTTAGCATTGACATTTACTTCGTCTATGTGCTTTACAGCACCATTACGGGTCATAAAGAATTTGTGTTTTAAAACCTCAAAGTTTCTCTTAGCACCATGGTCACAATTGGTCACATAATTAGAATGGAAGTCAGACAGTGTAAAGACTTCGTGAATAAATCCTTGCATAAGCATAGATTCGAGGAATTCATCACCTTGACAAAAAGTATCGTGCATCCAAAGCACTCTGTGCTTTGCTGCCATACACATATGAACATATTGGTTATTGGAGAAGAATGGATACACCGATCGAGATGAAATTACAATATCGTGCTGTTCGTCACGGTTTGCATCGGTATGATCAATATATTTGACACCGTCATATGTGCCAGGTGTTGCTTGAGAATCTTTACAGTTATTATAAACCGTTACATCAAATCCGAGCTTAACAAGCTCTTTTGATATTAGGATTACAGCAGATTCTGATCCACCTAATCCTCTTTTAGTTAATGTACTTCCATCATAAGTCAGACCTAAAAGGTCAATAATAGCAATTTTCATTAAAAATTTATCTCAATATATCAAAAGGTTGTTCAGGCCACACAATGTTATCAGGAAATCCTGGCTGATCTGTTAGATCACGAAGCTGTTGTCTGTAAGCAATTATAGCTGATCTTAGCTCATCCGACAATGGAAAATCTGGCAAGACATACTTATCAGTATAACGTAAATATTTATTTCTCATTTTAATGACTTCAGAAGCAACATCTAAAGATGGAGGTGGATCAAAAACCCACTCGTCGTCAATAAGATACCAACCAATTTCACCATCATGTCTTGGAGATAGAATGTGGTTAATATTAGTAGATCTAAATTGTTCATGATCATCTAACACAATAATATTTACACATTGATTAGTTTGTTGATCTATGATACACTTACGCATTAGATAAACTCCAGAATGAATATTACACCGGCCCCGCCAGCACCACCTGCGGCGCCTGTTGTGCTATCGATGTTGGCCGCACCCCCACCGCCGCCACCGTTATGTCCCGCATTGCCGGCAACCTGAGTTATCTGTCCAGCGGCAGCACCACCACCCCCACCGCCCCAGAAACTATTTCCCCCGGCCCCGCCAAAGGCCAGTTCACCTACGTCGTCACCGGCGCCACCATTGCCATCACCACCCTCAATATTAAACAAACCACCTGTTGGTAGAGCTCCTGTTCCACCCGATGCAAAGCTACCAACAGCTGGGATTCCGCCCCCTGCCCCGTTATTACCACCTGTAGCAGATAGAGCTGTTCCTCCACCACTAGGAGTGAAAGTTGTTGTGCCGCCGGCGCCTCCAGCAGTACCACTTGCAGCAGCACCAGCGGTGCCGCCTGCACCAATAGCATATGTAGCAGTTGCACCAATTTCAGCGGCGGTGTAATATCGGATAGCTGTTCCACCAGCGCCGCCTCCACCGCCACCAGAGCCTGATGCGGTGTCAGCGCCGTCAGCCCCACCGCCACCACCACCCCCGCCAGTAGCAATTACTAAACAATATTTCATGCCAGCTGTTGGAGTATACGTTGTTCCTGATGTTAGAGTTTGTGTAGCAATACTGCTAATTTGTCCTACTGATCCGGTAAAGCCAGTATCGCCTCTTGATCCTGTAAAACCAATAGGGCCTTGTGAACCAGTGAAACCAATCACACCCTGCGAACCAGTAAAGCCTTGCAACCCTCTCGATCCTGTAAAACCAATAGGAGCATTCTGAAAGTTTGTTACGTACCAACGAGTCTTAGCAGCATCATAGGTCCAAGTAGCACCTGCGTCTGTATATGTTTGTCCGTTAACTGGAGAAGCTGGAAAGTTTAATGCCATTATACACCTGGGCTATAGATTGTTTTCAATGCAGTTCCTGCAGAGTTATATATTACCAGTGTTGTCTTTGTGTTGAACATATCTGATGTTATAACTCCACTACCCAATGTGCCTGGAGAAGCTTCAACCCATTGGTTTGTGTCAGAGTCTTGGTAGTAAAGATATAGGTTACCGTTATCACGATCCCACCACAAGTCACCATTCTGCAGAGATGTTGTTGGGGCTGATTGTGCAAGAGTAATGCTTGGAACAGGCCTTGTTGCTTTTGTAATGGTTGTACCAACAGCCAAGTTACCGCTTAATGAGTTATCTGTTTCACCAGAAAGCACAATACCATATTTTGTGCCCCACGTTCCTTCATACACACCGTAGTACAAATAGCCAGTTCCAGCAGTACCAGCATCGCGATCAAGACGGTTATAGTCACCATAGACTGTTGTTAATGTACCACCATCAACCTCAACCCAGCTGTAGTTTACATACCCTGTTGTTACGGTTCCTTCATCAACATCGAGCTTACTGTAGTTTGCCTGAGCGGTGGTTGTAACACCACCAATAGTGGACTGCATATAGTTATTATATGAACCAATTCCACTTGTTATTGTGCCAGCTCTAACGTTGCGCGCTCTATTGAAGCCTCCATACATTGTTCCTACAATATTTCGGCCAGAATCATCTGCATAGTTTAACGCTTCGTTGTACGCACCATACATAGTGTCAATAGAAGCTGCCCCCAGATCAACACCATTTCGGGCAGTATTGTATGCACCAAAAACTGTCTGTGTGTATCCATGGTCAAACTGCACGGTTCCGCCAGAAACATATACTCCAGGGTTGACGGATAGAGCATATGTAAATGTTGTATCGCCGGTTCTTGTAATCGTGTAGAACCCACCATACCCAAGCGGAGTTATACCATACACCGCCGCTCTATGAGTGGCAGGAGTAACAGTTGTGCTTGATATGTTAACATATGTGAGTGTGCCAGTAATTGAAATGGTGGTCGATGTAACAGCTGCAATTGTTCTTGTGCCATCTAACGTTCCACCCGATCCAGAGATTACACAAGTTGATCCAACATGGTATCTTGTAGCAGCATCAGGAATCGTAAGCACAATGGTTGTTGTGCCGGTAATATTAGTAGTGGTTGTAGCTGTTAGCCAAGTTGTTGATGCTGATAGCGTTATTGTTGCAACAGATGACAACCAAGATGCAGATGATACTGTATATGTTGTAGCTAGCAGACCATCATCTCTGTTTTCGATTAGATTGTAACTACCATAGTTAGTTCTATTAGCAGTCATATCCGAATCTAACAAGTATGATAGGTTGTTTATACCGTATCTACTTGCGTTAGATCCAAAAGTCTTTTGCATGTTAAGAGTAATACTAGCGTTTGGAGCAGCTTCACCAATACCAACAACGTTATTAATTTCAACGTTGTTGGAAGCATCAATCGTCATAGCAAGGCTGCCGTTAGTGGCAAAACCAATAACACCAGCTGATGGAGCGTAGATACCTGTATCAGAGTCAGCACCGACTATCAAAGTTGGGAGTGCTGCAGTTCCATTATTCATCAAATGGAATCGACCGTTTGCAGCATTCAGCCTCATATCAAGAGATGCAATCTTGGCTGTTTGGCTACCAGTTCCAGATACCATAACAGGGAACAACGCTGTTGTGGTTGTGTCTTCAACAGCGTTAATAGTTGTTGAAGGACCTGCCGATCCTGTGAAACCTATTGAGCCTGTAAAGCCTACAGATCCAGTAAACCCAGCTGAACCAGTATAGCCAATTGGACCTTGAGAACCAGTAAAGCCTTGAGAGCCCGTATAACCTATATCGCCCTTTGATCCAGTATATCCAATATCTCCTTTGGACCCAGTGAATCCTTGAGAGCCCGTATATCCAATTGGACCTTGAGAACCAGTGTAGCCTATAGGGCCCTGCGATCCGGTAAACCCTCTTGAACCGGTATATCCAATATCACCCTGAGAACCAGTAAAGCCTTGAGATCCTGTAAAGCCTACAGCACCTTGGGACCCTGTATAGCCAATTGGACCTTGAGAACCAGTAAAGCCTTGAGAACCAGTATAACCTATAGGACCCTGAGAACCAGTATAACCAATTGGTCCCTGCGATCCTGTATAGCCAATTGGACCTTGAGAACCAGTAAAGCCTCTTGAGCCGGAGTAACCAATGTCACCTTTGGATCCTGTGTATCCAATAGCACCTTGAGAACCTGTAAAGCCAGTGGCACCTTGAGAACCCGTAAAGCCTTGGGAACCAGTATAGCCAATGTCACCTTTAGATCCTGTGTATCCAATAGCACCCTGAGATCCTGTATAACCTATAGATCCCTGAGAGCCTGTAAATCCCTGTGATCCAGTATAACCAATGTCGCCTTTGGATCCTGTATAACCTAACGATCCTGTGTATCCAATAGCACCTTGAGAACCCGTATAGCCTATTGAGCCTTGAGAGCCTGTAAAACCTACCGATCCTGTATAGCCTATTGAGCCTTGAGAGCCTGTATATCCAATGTCACCTTTTGATCCTGTAAATCCCTGTGATCCAGTATAACCAATATCACCTTTAGATCCTGTGTATCCTACAGAACCTGTATACCCAACTAACCCAGAGTTTGGTCCAATCCAGTTACCAGCAGAATCAATTACACGTGTTGTATTTGCCCAGTAACCAGATACTGTAGTAACATGATCTACAGAAATTGGTGCAAGCCTGAATGTTGGATGGCCAGTATCTATAAAAGCGCTAGAGTCTGGCTCAGGAGAATAATTGTAGAAGAATTTGTATACACCATCGGTAGCATCGCGGAATAAACCGGTGTGGTGATAAGTGCCATCATTATAACCCGCTGCAAAACCCAAATCTGGGTTGAGGTTAGATCTTGCCCGAGCAATACCACCAGAATCGTAGAGATCCATTGAGCTGTCGGCAATAGTGAATGTGTTAGTAGAAACACCAGTAATTGTAGCATTATAGGCATTTAGAGCAGCAGGAGTTATTCCTGTTACTGTAACGGACATACCTGCTAGATAATTATGAGGTTCTACTGTTGTATATGTTATGGTTGTACCGTTACCGCCAACACTATCAATCATTGATTGAATAGCCTGATTCAAATAAATCATGTTATCTGAA